GTGTTGAACCGCGACAAGGGCATCACGGTCCTGATGGTCACGCACGAGGCCGAAATGGCCCAGTACGCGAGGCGCATCGTGCACTTCGTCGACGGAAAGGTCGAATCGGACACCCCCAGATGATCTGGAACGCCCTGCTGCTCGCCTGGCGCGCCATCCGGCGCAACCTGATGCGCTCGTTTCTCACCATCCTCGGCATCGTGATCGGCGTCTCGGCGGTCATCACCATGGTCACGCTGGGCAACGGCGCCACGCAGTCGGTGCGCGACCAGATCGCCGGCATGGGCAGCAACCTGCTGATGGTGCTTCCCGGCCAGGGCTTCGGTCCACTCAGAGCCGTCGCCCACCAGCAGGGGATGCCGGGCTTGGCTGAGCCCCAGCCGGGCCTCCCCGGCCAGGAACGCCTCCCGGCCCCGCTGGTACTGGTGCAGATGATTGCGGACGCGGTCCTCGCCATACGGGTTATCCCGCTGGAGCAGGAGGGAGAGCGAGCCCTCCCACTCCAGCCTGGTGAGCGCCTCGAGCGTCCTGGGCTCCACCTGGTGCAGATAGGGCGTGAAGACCAGGACATCACGCACTAGGCGCTCGGATGCACTCCATAGCCCACCGCGCCGGCGATCAGCACCCCGTAGACGGTGCGGAAGCTGTACTTCAGCACCACGATGCCGTCCACGCTGAACGGATCCCGGATGAAGCGCAGCGCCGGCTCCTCGCGCATGCCGACGAAGTTCCAGTTGCCGAAGTAGATGTCCTTGGCACTGGCGGCGGTGGCGGCCGGATACAGGCTCCAGTGGACCGGGAAACCCTCCAGCGCCCGCGGCGCACCGGCGGCGGTCCCATCCTGCGGATCCGCTCCGTACATGCGCGGGTTGCCGGTGATCGACTTGACGTTGCCGTAGGTCGCCGGCCGGGTGACCCAGTGGATCGAGCCCCCGTCGTCGAAGTAGAAACCCACCGTGTCGCCGTACACGATGTCTTCGATCTCGCCGGCGGCGATCGCCGTGGCGGAGGCGAAAGTCTTCAGCACCGATCCATTGGCGGCCACTTCGGTGATCAGCAGGCTGTTGTGCGTCATGCCGAGCGCCCGGCCGATGGTGTCGGCGATGGCGGCCATCAGGTTGATGTCCTCGTCGTCCAGAAGCTCCTCGGTCAACCAGAGCTTCTTGGTCTTCTTGGCCAACGTGAAGTCCTTGTTGGCCATGACCGGAGCAACATCTCGCTGATAGTTGTTGGTCGAGCCGTCGTCCGCCTGCTCCGACGTGGCAGCGAAGACCGATGGATCGGCGTTCTCGAACGGGTACTTGACCGTGGTGCCCTTGCCGGGCACCATGCGGATACCCAGCCGCTCGGCCAGCCGGATCTCATTGCGCCTCAGTGCGATGGCGCCCGAGAATCCGGTAGGAACCGACGCGGCGCCATCGGCCGCGGTCGTGATGTTCATCGTGCTGTCGACCGCGCGCATTTCCACCGCACGCAGCGCCAGGCCGGTCGGGACCTGGACCACCGGACCCTTGCCGTCTTCGTCTTCCTCGGTGAGTCCCGAGACCGCTCCCAGGTCTCCCTTGCGGAAGAAGTGGGCCCAAGCCCGGAGCTCGCTGTCGCCGCGGCCGATCTTGAGCTGGGCGGGCGCCTGGCGGGTGACCAGGGATCCCTGGAGACCTTTCAGGTCCTCGTCCCGCTCGGCCCGCTTCAGCAGGCCTGCGGCATTCTGGAGCAGCTGGTCGTAGCGGAGCTGCTCCTCCTGCGTGAAGTCGCGCCCCTCGGCCTCGACCGCCTCATTGAGGGTGGTCGCCTGCTCGATGAGCTGGGCGCGCTCGTCACGCAGCTCCCTTGCGTTCTTCTTCATGTCCTATTGCCTCCTCGTGGTGTGTTCGCTTACCGGATCCTCTCAAGCTCCATCTGGCGCCGGCGGTGCGCGGCTTGCGCCTGCGCCTCCGTGGTCGCCCGCGGGGCCGGATCCGCCGGGTGGTCGCCCTCGACCGGCGCGGCGGTGTCTTTGCCCATCTGTGAACGGATGGCCGTGGTGGCCTGATCCAACATCCTGAAATCGGCGGCCGTGGCCTGGCCTCGCTCCAGGCGCTCCAGCGCCTGCGCGAAGGTCGGCCAGTCGGCCCCCAGCAGCTCTCTCACTTGCACGGTGGTGTCCGGATATGCCGGGTAGGTCACCGGCGAGACATCGAACAGCCGGACCTCCAGCAGCTCGCGAATGAGACGGCCGCCGCCACCTTCCTCCTGATACCAGCGGTCCCGCACCGTGTTGAAGCCGAAGCTCATCTGATCCACATCGCCGCGCTCGATCGTCACCACCGCGTCACGGGCCCACTGCGCGTCGGGCGGCTGCACTTCGATCCGCAGCCCGATCTCGTCTTCTTTGAGCTGCAGCGTGCCGCTCTTGGTGCGGCCGAGCACCATGTCCGAGTTGTGATTCCAGAGCGAGCGGACATCGGATTCCCCAATGGTCTTGCTGAAGGCGCCGGGCTTCACCCTCTCGAAGAAGCCCCACAGCTCCACGCTCAGCACATCGAAGACCGCCGCATAGCCTACGATCACCGGGCTGACGCCGTTGCGGCGCTCCACCCGGAGCTCCTGGAAGGGGATGGTGCGCTCCTCGCGGGTCGGCATCCCACCAGTCCGCAGATCGGGCGGCTCGATGTCGGCATCCTTCAAATGCGCCGCCAGATGGTCATATGTGGCCTGGCGATCGCTGGAGGGAATGGTCGTGCCGCCCCTGCCGCCGTTGAGCACGCCGATGCCGGTCATGCAGGCCACGGTGGAGGCAGCGCCGATGTTCCCGCCCTCGCTCACGCAGTGGTGGATGAATCGGTAGGCGCCCTTGGTCGCGGCATCCCCGTCCGGATCCTGCCAGGCGAACGCATTCCGGTAGTAGCTCTCGCTCTCATCGGTTCGCAGGCGGGCCTCATTGGCCGGCCCATCCCAGGAAGCCTCCGAAGTTTCCGTGTGGTGCAGCTTCATGGCTGCCATGTCTTCCTCCTCAGCTCCCCGCCAGGATCATGCAGTCACAGCTCCGGTGCGCCGGCGGGTGGTGTATGTCGTGCTTGGGCGTGAGGGCTTCTCCGTCGCCGTCCGGCAGGAAGTCTTCGCCGGCGCCGATGAAGTTCTGCTGGATCCCAACCTGCCGGCCGTGCAGTCTGCTGCAATAGGGGCAGCTCTTGCCGAACGCATGCCAGCGCAGGATCGTGACGCCCGCGGCCGCATACAGGCCGACCGCCATCCAGTTGCCCGAGCGCACGACTTCAATGTCGGCGATCGCCACGGGGCGGGACTCCTCCCATTCGGCCAGGAGCTCCTGCAGCGCTTCCAGCGGATCCACGCCCTCCTGGTTGGCCCGCTGGATCACGTTGCGGATCTCGGTGAGGCCGATCCCGATATGGTGGGCGGCGAATTCGTCGGCATATTGCGCAGCCAGGCTGTCCAGCTGCTCTTCGGTGAGCGGATCCGCCCCGATTTCATCCGCGGCCTCGGCCGCCACCGCCTCCCCGTAGGAGCGGAAGACCGGCCGCATGTGGCGCTGGATAAACTCCCGGTGGTCTTCGTAGAAGGTGTCCAGCCACAGGCTGAGCTCGGCAGCATTGCGGGCCGCCAACAGGCTCTTGGCCTTGCCGGCGATGTCGTTGACTTCGCGGCGGATGATCCGGCCGGCGGTATCCAGGAAGAGCTCGTGGTAGGCGCTGCGGAGGCGCTTGCGGGCATCCATGGAGCGCTGCTGGCGATCGGGGAGCAGCGCCTTCGTGTCCGCGGCCACGGGTACTGTCTCCGACCAGGTGGCCCGCAGCAATGCCATGCGCTCCGATAGATGGAGCTGGCCGTTGGAGCGCATCGGGAGCAGGTTCAGGGGCATGAAATACTCATCGCCCCCCTCGATCGGATTCATGTTCTCCAGCTCCCGGATGTCATTGGCCGAGAGCCAGCCATTCTGCCGGCCGATGGAATAGGCCGCATAGCGGGTCGCCGTATCGCCCCGCAGCAGACCGTCGACCAGGAACTCGACGAAGTGCTGCTGGCGATCGCGCTCCGTCATGAGGAACTGCTCGATCGACTGCTCCCAATTGACGAACCACGGCATCATCGAATACATCACGAACTCGAGGCCCTGGTGCTCGATGTTGCTGAAGGTGGCCCGCTCCAGATCGGCGATCATATGCGGGGGGATACGGAACATCCGGGCGATCTCGGTGACCTGAAACTTGCGCCCCTCGATGTACTGGGCATCGCGCTGGCTGACCCCGATGTCCTGCCACTTCACGCCCTCCTCAAGGATCGCCACTTTGTGCGATCGCTCGAGGCCCTGGTGCATGCGCTCCCAGTCGTCGCGCAGGGTTTTATGCGCCTCGGGGGAAAGCCTTTGCGGGTGCTCGAGAACACCGCCCGGGCGGGCATTGTTGCCGAAGAAGCGGGCCGCATAGGCTTCCTGGGCTAGCGCCAGGCCCACGCCCTGGCGGTGCAGTGAGATCATGGAATAGCCGATGCGGCCGTCGGCGCCCAAGCTGCCCAGGTGCCAGATCTCCGCGTCGCTGAACCAGCGCACTTCGTTCGGCAGCTGGTACTGATACATGAGCCGTCCGTTGTTCTCGACGATCTGCACCATGCGATCCGGGCGCAGCGGGAAGAGCTCCTGCACCTGGCCTGATCCGTCATAGTCAATGTGCGCGTACGCGTTACCGCGCAATCCCAGATGGCCCTGCATCGTCTCCCGGAAGGTGTAGGCCGTCATGAAGTCGTTCGGGCGATCATGCAGCAGCGGATAGAGATAATGATCGGTGGCGCGGCGCTTGCCCCGGTCGAGCCGCTCATAGGTGATCAGCGGCAGCATGGCCACCGTCTCGGCCAGGATCCGCACGCAGGCATAGACCGCCGACACTCGCAGGGCCTTGTCCGGGCTGACCGAGATCCCGGCGTCGGTCAGGGAGGGCAATCCCATCTCGATCCATGGACCGATGTCATCCAACGGCAGGTTCCCCCGCTGCTCGTCCGGAGCGATCGCCTGCTTGGGGAAGAGCAGATCGCCGATCAGGCTCATGATCTACTCCGCATCCAATGGGCGAACAGGCTGACCGCCATGAGCAGGATCCCGCCGGCGATCAATGCCCCGCCAGCGCCGACGGTCATCACCAGGCCGGCCATGAGCGAAGCAAAGCCGGCGACGCCCAGCACATCCGCCAAGACGGTCATATCTCCAGCAGTCCCCGGGTCTCATACACGGATGCAGTGCCCCCGTGCCGGGTCAAGCGATCCAGCGCCATGATCAGTGAGACCACCCCGTCGATCTTTTCCCGGCTCTTCTTCTTGTCCGGCTTGACGTTGCCGGCGGCGTCCTGCGTAACCACCAGGTTGTCGGCCATCCAGCGCAGCACCGGGTTGCCGCCGTGCGCCAGCTTGTGGTCCACGGTCAGCCGCAGCAGTTCCTTGGTCGGCGCACTCATCGAGACAAAACCCTGGCCGAAGGCCACCATCGTGAAGCCAGCCCCCTCGAGGCGCTGGCTGATCTGGAAGGCGCCCCAGCGGTCGAAAGCGATCTCCTGAATGTTGAACTGCTGCCCGAGCTGCGTGATGTCCCGGATGATCCACTCGTAATCGATCACGTTGCCCGGCGTCGCCGTAATCCACTTGTCCCGCACCCAGGCGTCGTAGGGCACGCGGTCGCGCCGGGCCCGCTCGATCAGGTTCTCCTCGGGGATCCAGAACCAGTGCAGCGTCGGGATCGGCCCCGGGTCCTCGCGGGGCAGATCCGACAGACCCCGCTCGCCGCCGCAACCCGCCGCAACGATCGTGGCGAGCGCGAGCAGCCCGAGCGACCGGATCGCCTCACGCTTGCGCACGACCGAAAGCTAGCGTCCCTCGCCGCGC